CGGCGCGCCGGGGATCCCACCTGGAGGCATGGGTCCGCCCGCGCCGGGAGGCGGTGGCGGAGCCAGCGGCAGACCCTGGCCGGGCGTGGGCACGGGGTTACCGGGCATCCCGCCCAAATTACCCGTGGGGGGCGTTCCAGGGGTGCCAGGAACTGCTGAAGGAGGCCCGGCCGCGGGGCCACCGGCCATTTCCTGCAGGTCGGGCGTACCGGGCGCGTTCATCTTCTGAGCCTGGATGGTGCCCAGTTTTTGGAACACGGCCGTCTTCAACTGCTGCTGGATCTCCGGGCTCTGCTTCAGGTCGTGCAGCAGCCAACTCTGCTCGACCTCGTCGGGGTTGGCGCCCGCTTCGGTGACGGCGTCCTCGTAGGTGATCAACTTCAACTGCATCTTCTCGCCGATGGCGCGGATCTCGATGATCTCGTTGGACGGCGTGCTGGGACTGAGCTTGACGCGGTAGTGGTGAACGCCGTCGAGGTCGTCCGGGCCGATGTGCAGCCAGGTGCCCTTGGTCTGCCCGGCGCCCCGGCCGCCCTGTTTGCCGGGCTGCTCGCCCCAGGCGTACACCGTCTCGGAAATCCGCGACTCGATCAGCCAGGATTCGAAGCCGGTGCGTTCGGCGAGGGCGATCTCGGCGTTGCTGACGATGGGGTTGAACGCCAACCCGGCGAGGTAGGCAGCCTGGTTCAGGGCGTAGCCCGACTGGTCGGCGCCCACGGCGCCGCTGAATGCGGCGGGCATGGCGCGTTCAATCAACTGCTGGATGTTGGTCAGCAATTTGCTCAGGTCGGGACCACCCGACGGCTGATTGACCGGGGCGATGTCGAACGGATAGAGCTTGCCTGGCTCGATACGCGACGCGGTCGCCGCTTCCTTGCCGTCGATGCCGTACGGCAGGCCCGGAATCGCGTTGGGATTCTGCGTCTCTTTCCAGGCCGGGAAGCCGGTCATGTACGCGCTGTTGCCCTGGATCGTCAGCAGACTATCGAGCAGTCGGAACAACTGCAGGTAGCCGTACAGCACGCTCAAGCCGGCGTGCTCGGGCAGTCTCGACGCCGTGGTGATGCCGAGCGCGTGGAAGTACGGCCCTCTGAGGGTGTGCAGGTACGGGTCGCCATAACTGTGGGGAGTGACCTTGCACAGGGTGCCCTGGTCGCGTCCCTTCGCCGACTGGTTAGGCCCGGCCAGGCACACCACCTGCACGTGCTCGTCCCAGGCCTCGATGCACCTGAGATTGGTGGAGCCGGCGGTCTTCATGATGTGCGCCCACTCCGGCCGCGCCAGTTGGGCCGCGCGCGGATCGATGCCGCTCCACGTCTTCGGCGACACGACGTTGCCGCTACTGTCCAGAGCCGCTCCGAACCGCTCCAGCGCTTCGAGGTAGGGCACGTCCTTGATCTCGACCGAGCTCGTAAACCCGTTCTCGTTCTTGGTGTAGTAGAAGGTTTCGGGCGGCACGTCGGTCGTCGCGATCGGGTACGGCAACTGCAGTTTCAGTTGCTCGGTGTGCCTGTCATAGGCCAGGTCCTGGGCGTGCTGATCGAGCCCATCATCCTCGAGCGACTTCTGGTACTCCTCCGCGCTATCGGAGTACGTGCTCCACACCGCGGCGCTCCGCTCCAGCGTCTTCAGGATGCCCTCGCCTTTGACGGCCAGGGACCACATGAACAGACGCGCCAGTTGGCGACGCGCCTCGTGCTCCTGCCGCTGCCAGGAGGCCTCGAAGAAGCGCTCCCGTCGGGTGGAGTTTTCCTGGTAGACGTCGCCGAAACCCACCGGGCGGAACTGGATGGTGGGCGGATTGACCGACAGCGCCGCGGCCACGTTCTGGGCGATGTGCAGCGCGAGGTTGCTCCTGACCTCGATGGCCGTCTTGCGGTACGCCTCGGGGATTTCGACCGGGAAATTCTGGAACAGGGTCTTGTCGATGTCGGCGTACAGGGTGTTGCGATCGTGGAAGTCGCGCTCGAGCTGCTCGGCGAGGTCCATCGTCTGCCGATGCATGACCTCGTCGCCATCGGCGCTCTTGCCCCAGTTGGACGGTGGCGTGGACCGATCGAGCACCGCCATCAGACGTGACGCCAGGTCAGGTTGTGCGACCAGTGGGGGCACCCATGAAAGCCCTGGCTTTCAAAGCGTCGCCGCCAGCGGATCGGCCAGCCCCACTGGCGCCCGAAGAGACGTGGCCTCATCCTTAGCCAAACCTCAAGGATGTCGCCTCGCGCGGCTTCGGCGGTTGCGCCTCGGCCGCCAGCCCGTAGCGCAGCGCGTCGGGCGCATGGTCTTCGGTCTTCTGACTGCCAATCTTGTCGGCCACGTCCTCGGGATCCAGCGGGTCCACCACCATGCTGGGCAACGTCCGCTGCAGATTCGGCGCGGCCCCCTGCAACAGGTGCAGCCGCGGCGGCCCCTGGTCCGTGGCCAGCGCACGTCGACAGATCGCCCACCCCTGTTTTCGACTGTTCATGCCCGGATACACCGGGTTCACCCCGTGCGCCCAGTACACCGCGGCAATGCTCGGCCGCTGCTGCTCCGTCCTGAGGTTGAACATGCTCGGGTCCAGAATTTTGAGCAGCAGTTTCTCGTCACCCGAGGCCTCAACAATGCGCTGCGCCTGCTGCTCGTCTCGTAACCCCGCGGCGTACAACTCGCGGTACACGAAACTGTGTTTCGTCTCCGGCTCCCTGGCGACCCACAGACAGCAGAACGGCACCGCGAAGCCGTAATCGACCGCCAGCCACCTGGGCCACTCGTCGGGGATCTCAAAACGCGGCACCACGTGTACCGCCGGGTCCCACTCCGTGAAATACATCCCCTCCGCCGCTACCCACTCCCCCAGCCTGAGCCGCTGCTTCAGATACCCCCGCAACGAGTCGAGCCCGGCAATGTACGTCTCCCCAAACGCCGTCCACGCCCCACCCTGCCACAACAACGGGTTGTCCTCGTGACGACTCTCGACCAGCTCGCACTCGCCCGCGTTGCACCGCTGCTTCAACCAGTGGTCCGGCGGCCCCGGATTGCAGTCGGCAATCAACTGCTGATAACTGAGCACCCCATTTCTTAAACCTCTGAGAAGCATCGCCCAGTCGTCTTCCTCGAGCTCGGTGGCTTCTTGTACGTAGACAACGTCGAATTCCGTCGAGCCGATCTTCTCCGGATCGTCCAGGCCCGCCACCATGATCCTGGCCCCGCTCGGGTAACGGTACTCCTGGTCCCCTTCGTGAAACCTGACCTGGTTCGGCCGCGGCAACACCTTGTTCTCGAACGTCGCCATCGCACTCTGCGTCAGGCTCTTCCGCGTCTTCCGCACGATCGCCGCCCGTATCGGCTTCTGCATCGCGATCAGGTTCAATTTCTCTAGACACGCCCGGCTCTTGCCCGTCCCCGCCGGCCCCGCCAGTAAGACTTCCCGAGCCCGGCTCCTGAACAACTGCAGAGCCGCCCCGTGCGGCTGGTACGGCGCCTCCTCCGGCTTCGTCCCCGTCCCCTGCTCAACCGTCGCCGGTACCCCACCCTGCCCGAGCTTCAGACTGGCCGGCATCTCTGCCCGATCATACGCTCCTGCACAAAGTGTGATGCCGGTACGCCACATAACCCGAACACTCGTTCCAGGTTTTGGTTTTGCTCAGCGCGGGATGTACCAAATTGGGGTGTTAGGTATCCGGCGAGCCGCGGCCGCAGGGGCACCTGGTGGAGTACCCCTCGAGCTCACGGCCACGCGGTAGGTCAGGCCCAGGTTGACATAACGTTATGACCCTATAGGCTTACTTAACTCTCTCTAGAGTGACGTACTACGTTTGTGCTAGGAAACGTAGGTGCCACCAACAACTGGGCACCTACAGCACGCTCGCCGGGTCGATACCAGCAATGGTCTTCACGACCTGAGCGACCGTCACGTCCAACTTCTCACGGTAGGTATCCGGCTTCCGTGCTCGCAGGAGAAGCATCAGAAGTTGATCTGAGTATTCGATCTTCGCGTCGGTACCGACCGGTTCACCATGCCAGTAAGAGGTGCGTGTATAGGGTGAGCCCTCTACTCCACGGCGCCAGGCTTCTTTTTCTAAACGTTCGGTAGCCGCTTCGCCGGCGAGACGGAAGGCTGCGAGGAACTCCGAATCGTGTTCTTGCCACTCGTACACGTTGCGGCGTGGCACGTTCGCTTGCTCGCATGCGTAACTGATGTTCGCCCATTGACGGTAGCTCTCTAGAAACGCGTGCTTGGCACGTGCAGACTGGGCGAGGGTCCTCCGGGCTTGGCCGGGAGCATCGCGTGGACGAGCTGGTGACTTCGTAACGTCTGACATGTGCCGTCATTTTGAACCGGTCCGCCCCGGGTGTCGATGGGCTGGTGTCCCGTAATCCTTCCGTAATCCGGAAATCCTTGCAGGGAAAACTATCATTCCGCTATATTCCCTGACATGGCACTCAACACACGAGAACTAAGCGCAACCGGCGCTATCGTCGTCCTCCCGTCTCATTCCGTTACAGCGCGAGGCGAGCTGTCGCCGGCTGAAATGGGCATTGTCAATGCTCGCGAGATCCTGCGTGGCAAGGCCGGCTACCGGCAGTTTGGTTTCCTCTCGTTACTCACGCCGGAGGGGTACTCCCCTAAAACGGACAAGGGCCGGGCGAGAGGCTACGCCACGGCGATCATGTACTTCGCGCCAGCGAACCTGTCAGGTTACGACGTCTGCCAGTACCGGTCTGAGGGCTGCACGGCTTCGTGTCTCAACACGGCCGGGCATGGTGGCGTCGCACTCGATTCGGCCGGACTTAACGCGGTCCAGCGCGCACGGATCGCTCGCACGCGGTTCTATTTCCTGAACCGGTTTCTGTTCAACGTCATGCTGGTGCGCGAAATTACGGCGCACGTACGCCGCGCAAAAGCTCGTGGCATGACTCCGTGCGTTCGCCTCAACGGCACGTCCGATCTGCCATGGGAAACCTTGCGGCTTAACGATGGTCGAACCGTGCTGGAAACCTTTCCGGACGTGATCTTTTACGACTACACGAAGCACCCTGGGCGAGCGCTGCGGCATGCGAACGGCGCGATGCCCGCCAACTATTCGCTCACCTTCTCGCGCTCTGAGGTGAACTCGGCCGAGTGTGAGTCCGTGCTATCTGCCGGCGGTAATGTGGCAGCTGTCCTGAAATTCTGTCCGTGCAAGCGAACGTGCAAGCATGAGACGCCGGCCGGGCTCGAGTACTTCGACCGCCCGGTCGTGTCCGGCGATCACGACGACTTGCGCTTTTTGGATCCTGCCGGCGTGGTCATTGGCCTGAAAGCGAAGGGCCGGGCGCGGACGGATACGTCCGGGTTCGTCGTCGAGCTCGTTTCACCTGCCCGGGCCGCTTAAGGCCCGGAGCGTTCACCTCAAGGATTGGCACCCTCATGACTCTCGATATGAACGACCGTACGTTGCTCGGACGGGCTCAAGCCCCGGCTACTCCGGACGCGGTCGCGTCACCTGCACCCGCGCACGGATCCGTGGTCGGCCACGTCAATCGCTTGCTGGCCACGCTCATCTTTGGCGTCGTCATGTTCTGGGCCGGCGTCATGTACGCCGCGACCGTTCTGCCCGGAGCTCTGGCATGACCACGGTCGAGATCCCGGCGTACGTCGACCCGGCCGTGCTTGTGCCGGGCGCGACGGTCCAGTGCGTCCTAGACGGCACGGAAACCATCCTCACGGTCGTGCGCATGGAACCGGCCATCATCTGCTCGCGCCCGGACGGCTCCGGCGTGATCCTGTTAGCGCACACGGTCATCCCGGTGGACAACGGACCGCCGGATCCACGCATTGGCAAACGCGCGAAGTACACCGGCCCCGAAGCCGGGATGGCCATCACCGGCACTGTCTATGCCGTCGATGAACGCCACGTGTGGATCCGGGACACCGACGGCCGCGAACGGGGCTGCTGGCCAACCGACGTAAAGATCCTTCCGTGACCACATCTGTACCGGGCAAGCGCTTCCAGCCAACCTACGTCGCGCGGCGATCCGCGGACGGCTGGCAGCTCGTCGACGCGCGCGACGGCCAGGTCCTCGAACAGTTTCCACCGGGCCCTGTGGGTGCCGAGCAGGCCGACGCGGCGGCTTCGGCCGCCAACCGGCCGCGTTCTGCGCCAGCCTTCGACCTGCGTGCCTGGCGCCGGCGCCAGGACCTCACCCAGAAAGAGCTCGGCGTGCTGCTCGGCGTGTTCTGGATCACCGTACAGCGCTGGGAAACCGGCTTCGCCAGCATGCCACCCTACCTGCACCTCGCGCTCGAGCGGCTCGAGCAGCTTCAACAGTTGGAGAAAGAGCCTCAGCCATGATCACCTTCCTCGTCTATGCCGCCATGGGCCTCGGCGCCATCCTCGTCGTCGGCGCCCTCGCCGTCTTTGCCTGGCGCATCATCTCCGGTTTCGCTAACTGGGATCGTGATCGGCGCTAGCGCCCACGACTTCTCCGCCAGCAGGCGCAAGCCGCGCCAGTCGTCCAGCAGGTGGATGCCCCAGTAGTGCAGCACCCGATCCTCCGACCCCACCAGCCCCTGGGCTGCCTCGTACAACTGCGCTAGCAGTTCACGGGGCAGCCTGCTCAGCGGCGCCATAACTCGCGCAACAGCCGCGACCGCTGGTCGCACGCCAGTTCGCGCCGCTGCTCGAGCTCG